CATCATCGATGAGGCAGACAATACCACTCCCGACGTACAACTCCTCTTGCGAGCGTCTATTGAGGAGTTCTCAGGAAACTGTAGATTCATTTTCACTTGCAACTACAAAAATAAAATCATTGAACCCCTCCATTCGAGATGTGCTGTGGTTGAGTTTGGTATTCACGGAAAACTTAAACAAGAAATCGCAGCAGCATTCTTCGGAAGATTAGTAGATATTTTAAAGCAAGAAAGAGTAGAAGCAGATAAGAAAGTCCTAGCAGAATTAATTAATAAGCACTTCCCTGATTGGAGAAGAGTTCTTAATGAATGTCAAAGATATTCAGTTGGTGGTAAAATAGATAGTGGTATACTTGCCCACTTTAGTGATGTAAAAGTAAATGATCTCGTTAAAAACCTCAAGGAAAAGAACTTTGCGGAAGTACGTAAATGGTGTGTCAATAACTTGGACAATGATCCTTCTGTTCTATTACGTAGGATTTACGATTCTCTTTCAAGTTCCTTGGTTCCTACCTCCATTCCTGCTGCTGTTCTTATACTTGCTAAGTATCAGTATCAGATTGCGTTCGTCGCGGATCAAGAAATAAACATGCTTGCATGTTTAACTGAAATTATGGTAGAATGTGAGTTCAAGTAATTATTATTATGATCAATAAAGAAAAAGTGAGAGCACAAGTTAAGTCTAGATTTTATTATCTGTTCTGGGGTATTGCAACATTCTCTGTAGTAGCAGGTCAACTATATGTTGGATCTGGATATAGAATGTTTGGTAGATCGTTAAATAGAATATTAGATACTATTGAAGTAGAAGTGGGACAATCTTACAAGAACGAGAGATTTTACTAATGATTTTTCTATCAAACCCATCAGTGTATAACTTACCTGGAACATGGGAGAAACAACCCTTAATTCCTCATCTAAATCTTACTCCTGATCAAGGATTTATTTTATTCTTTGGTTTACTTCTTTTTGGTTTAGTTGGATGGGGATTATACCTTACATTTGGTACAGGAGGTAAAAAACTTAGAGATTCTATTGATGAACATGCTAAGATGCATGAGTTAGGTATTGCACATGGTCATGGTGGCAATAAGGAAGCCTATGAGATGTCAGGTAAACTCAAGCATAAACATGATGACTGATGAAGAACGTGAAGAACAAAGACGTATTGATGATGACTATAATGTAGTTAATCATTATTATCGTGCTAAGATGATGCACCCCAACATTCCCTTTTACCTTCAAGATGAGATGGGTAATACTTATGAATTTAAGTGGGAATTAATCTATCAGTATATTGATAAACTTACACAATGAAAGCCTTGAAGACTCCACTCAGATATCCTGGTGGAAAATCTAAAGCAATTAAAACATTATCACCTTGGTTTCCTCAAACTATATCAGAATATAGAGAGCCTTTTATAGGTGGTGGATCTATTGCTATTGAAGTAACTAAATCTAATCCAGACGTTCCTGTATGGATAAATGACCTCTATGTACCTCTTTATAACTTCTGGGTACAACTGAGGGATAGAGGAGAAGAACTGTCTGAGAGGGTGCGAGAAGAGAAGCAGAGGACGTTGGATGAGGGTGATAAGGATAAAGTAACTGCAAAGGCTAAAGAATTGTTCAATAAGTATAAGGAAGAGATTGATACTTATGATGACTTTGAGAAAGCAGTAGCATTCTTTATCATGAATAAGTGCAGTTTCTCAGGACTTACAGAGAATAGCACCTTTTCAAAGACAGCATCTAATTCTAATTTCTCTCTTGTAGGTGCAGATAAACTTGCACAGTTTTCTAAGTTAATTAAGAACTGGAAGATTACTAATGTTGATTATTCAGAAGTAATGAAAGAGCATGGATCAAGAGATACATTTATATTTCTAGATCCTCCATATGATATTAAAGATTTTTTATATGGAAAGAACCGTGAGATGCATAAGAAGTTTGATCATGAAAGATTTGCAGATGACGTTTATATTTGTGTCCACAAGTTTATGATAACTTATAATGTTAATGATAGACTCAAAGAGTTATATAAAAACTACAATCTAAAGGAGTGGAAGTTGAGGTATTCTATGGCACATCGTGGAGATAAAGGAACTGATGAGAATATTAAAACTGAATTGTTGGTGACTAATTATTCTATTGTTCCACAAACCCCTTTGGAGGAATTGTTGCATGGTTGTTAGATCTTTAGACAAATTAGATATTTCTGTTTATGATGATTTTTTCACCATAGACATTCAAAAAGAAATCTTTCAAAAACTTCTAAATTCGGGATGGAATTATACTGGAGGTGGTGGATCTGGAGATGATAAGTTAAGTAGATTTTGGCATGTTGATGGACTTGAGAAGGATGAGTATTTTAATTCTTTTCTTTATGATAAAATATGCCAAAACTTAAATAAGAAGTTTAGTAGATTTGGTAGAATTTATGCAAATGGACAAACCTCTTGTCAATATGGAGTTCCTCATACTGATGATGGGGATATGACATTTATATATTATCCAAATTTTGAATGGCGATTAGTTTGGCAAGGTGGTTTATTTTTTATTAAAAACGATGAAATTTATAGAACTATAACTTATAAACCAAATCGTGCAGTATTATTTCCTGCTAAAATTACACATTATGCAGATGCACCTTCTAGGTTTTATAATGGATTAAGAATCTCTTTGGCTTATAAATTATGGATTTAAAAGATTGGTTAAACTCTATTAATTTTACAAAGGAAACTCCTGAAGATCCTGCGGAAATTAAATCATATTCTCCTTATATAATTAATCGTTGTTTATCAGGACATCTTGATTGTATTATGTTTGCTAACGAAATGAATAAGTATTCTTTTCTTGATAAAGATATGCAATATTCTTTTTATCTAAATACACTTAGGAAAAAGAAGAGATTTAGTCCCTGGCTCCGTAAGGAAAAAGTCACAGACCTTGAAATCATTAAACAATACTATGGTTATAGTAACGAAAAAGC